GTTTGCCGACTTCCAAAAACGGGCTATACGACGCATACTGGCACACGATGAATGGTACGAGGTGCTTTCCTGGTCGCGTGAGCTGGCAAAATCGACCATCACCATGTTCATCGTCTCTTTCCTCACACTAACGGGAAAGAAGCGCAACGTGCTGCTCACCTCCAACAGCAAGGACAACGCCATCCGCCTCCTTGCCCCATACCGGGCCAACCTCGAGGCCAACGGTCGCATCATTGCCTACTACGGCAAGCAGCAGTCTATCGGCGCATGGACGGAGGATGAGTTCATCACAAAGGGCGGTGTGGCCTTCCGTGCCATCGGTGCAGGACAGTCGCCCCGTGGCTCACGTAACGAGGCCATACGTCCTGACGTGCTGCTCGTGGATGACTTCGACACCGACGAGGACACCAAGAACCCGGACATCATCCAGAAACGCTGGGAATGGTGGGAGCAAGCATTATACCCCACGCGCTCAACGTCAGAACCCACGCTCATCATCTTCTGCGGAAACATCATCGCCAAGGACTGCTGCATCACCCGTGCCGGAGAGATTGCCGACAATTGGGACATCGTCAACATACGCGACAAGAACGGACGCAGCACATGGCCGGAAAAAAACACGGAGGAGCACATCGACCGCACACTCTCCAAAATATCCACCCTCTCGCAGCAGCATGAGTATTTCAACAACCCCATCAGCGAGGGTGAGATTTTCAAAGAGGTGGTCTATGGGAAAGTTCCACCATTGTCGAAGTTCCGCGCCCTGGTCATCTACGGTGACCCGGCTCCGGGCGAATCGAAGGGAAAGAAGGGCGTATCGTTCAAGGCGGTCATGCTCCTTGGGAAAATGGCCGACAAACTCTACGTCATCAAGGCACGCCTCGCACATGCACTCAATGCGGAGTTCATCGACTGGTATGTGCAGCTGCTACAGTTCGTCGGTGGGAAGTCCAACGTCTATTGCTACATGGAGAATAACAAACTCCAGGATCCGTTCTTTCAGCAGGTATTCAAGCCGCTCGTTCAGAAAGTCAGGAAGGAGAAAGGCATCGACCTCTATATCCGGGGTGACGAGGAAAAGAAAACAGACAAGGCCACCCGTATCGAGGCGAACCTGGAACCCGTCAACCGCGAAGGCAACCTCATACTCAATCAGGACGAGCGCGACAACCCGCACATGAAGGAACTCGAAGACCAGTTCAAGCTGTTCACTCTCAACCTCAAATATCCGGCTGACGGCCCCGATGCCGTCGAAGGCGGTCTGCGTAAGTTGAATGAACTCCAGGCCTCACTCGAGCCGCCGGTGAAAATCACGGCAAAGCAACTACGTTCTAAAAACAAATACCGCCTATGACCATACAACAGTTTGAGGCACTCGTTAAGGCAAAGCAGCGCGAGATACGCGATGCTATACACCGCCGCTTACCCGTCAAGATTGGACGCATGGCCACCGACCATTTCCAAGATAACTTCCGACGTGGAGGCTATGTCGATGGCGGCCTCCATCCCTGGCCTGTCACACGACGGCAACAGTCTGGCGGCAAGTCTGCCAACTCACAGTATGGCCCGCTCATGTCGGCGCGTAAAAATCTATACGGATCCATCCGCTATGTCCCCGGCGACGCTCAGGTGGTTATCGGTACCAGCGTCCCATACGCTGCCGTCCACAATCAGGGAGCCACCATCACCACTCACCCTCGAGTCACGCCGAAGATGCGGAAATTCGCATGGAGGCAGTTCTTTGCTGCCGGTGGTAAGGAAGCACCCGCTGACTCTGAGGCCGGTTTCTGGAAGGGGCTTGCACTCACCAAAAAGGACAAACTCACTGTCACGGCAAAGATTCCCCAGCGCAAGTTCCTCGGCCCGTCGAAGGAACTCACCCAAAAGGTCAACCAGGCCGTCGAATCCGAAATCGCAAATATACTCAAGTCCTAATGTATAACTATGCTGCAACACCGTTGCAGCCCTAAACTCATAACACCATGCAACAGTTAATCCTTCTGCTCCTACAGCACATTGCCAACCAGTTCCCAAACCTCTCATTCGTGGCCGAGGACTGCGGACAACTGGAAACCCAAGAAGACCAGTACCCAGTCACCTTCCCCTGTGTCCTCATCGGCAATACAGATATCGACTGGTATGATCTGAGAGAGGGAGGCGGCAGCTCACAACGTGGAACGGCCACCATATCCGTCCGGCTTGCCATCGACTGCTACGATGATGTTCACGTAGGCTCCACACAAGAAGCCTCCATTGCAGAGCGACTGCAGCTCGCCAGCGACCTTCACCGTGCTTTACAGGGCATAGCTTTCACTGAGTGCCGGAACGTGTGGCCCCTCACTCGCGCAAAATCCCGTGACTACACGCTGCCAGGCTATATAAAGGTCTATGAATCGCTCTATCGGTTCACCGTCCTTGATCAGTAGCGGCCACTGTGTTCGGCGCGTCAGCATCGGATTCAAACAAATCCAGCTGCCGCGCCGTCAATCTCGGCATCCTAACTTTTGGTACCGCCTTCAGCGCAATTTTCTCCAACTCGCCGACCTTCCTCCTGATAATAGCCATAATCCTTTCCTCGCTGATGAAAAACTCATGCCTGGAAAGAACTTTCAGGGCATCATCGAAACGGAGGCGCTGACGCTCCGTCAGTTCATAGTACCGACGGCACAGTGCTTCATCCCGCAACTTAACCAGTTCACTATCTCTGCCCTTGCCCATCCTTTAGTGTTCAGTATGTTGCCGTGTTACAGCAACTAATTGCGGCAAAGTTACAAAATCCCCTCCAATATACAAAAAAATGGGCTGCAAAATCGGTGTCCTGCAGCCCATTACGTTAAGGGTATTAGTCGTTTTCAGTGTGCAATGCGGTTTTCCCGCATTGTTTCACGCAACTTCCTCGTTCTTTGGTTCAACGAAGAAGGTCTCATCCTGCACCACCTGAATGCCACACTTCGCCATAGCCTTGCCCATGGGCTGCGTACTCCTGATAATGCCAAGGCTGTCATCGATGACACTCACCTCCTCCAGATCGCGGTCAGCTAAAAGCCTGTCCTTTGCAATCTCCTCCGTCTGCCGGATATAGCTGGGCAGGAAGGTCTTCACCAACTCCAGCGCACTCGCCCACGTGAAGCCCTTCAGGGTCTTCAGCTTCGGGGTGCCGGTGCGGAAACCTATCACGCCATGTGCCATCTCCAGACTCTTTTTCTTGGCAAAGAGTTCTGACTGGTTCTCGGTGGCGAAACTCTGGAGGGTCTCAAATGCGGCATCCCGCTCAGCAGTCAGGCGGGTTAGGTCTGCCTGGCGCTTCTCGCGGATCTTCGCACATTGCAGCTCAATCTCTGCCTGTATCTTGTTAATACTTGCATCGGCCTTCGCAAAGGTGGCAAATGCTACGTCGGCGGCCTCACGGGTCACGCCGCTAATCACGGTCTTTTTTTGTCTTGTTGCCATTGTTTTTGAAAAAATTAAAAGGGGTTAATATTACTGTTCTTTATCACGCTTGCGGATAATCGCACGCATCTTCTTTGTCAGTGCCTCCAGTTCCTCACAGTCCAAATCCCGGAACTCCTTGCCCGCTATCCTCGGCTGCTTGCAGAACTCATTCACCTTGTTCCAGTCCGTCGTGTCAACACCGTAGAGTTGCAGTTGGTGCAGCGCAGAACTGCGCCATTTCTTCCGCTCCCTGATGAACACGGCCCGAGCGTCCGGGGACAACATCTTCTCTAACCCTGCGCAGCAGTCGTTATATTCCCGCTCAGTCATATTGTGCAGATGATCCGTGCGGTTCTGCGTGTACTGCAGCACCACGCTCTTCTTGAACTCCTCCCGGTCGCCCTTATAAGGCAACCGGTTGAAGATGGCATAAAATCTACTGTAGTTCTCCATAGTCTTAATCAGCATAAGTAAACTCGCGATATAGCAGTAGCACAGGTTCGCCAACCCCCATCACCCATTCTCCACGACTTCTGTCTTCACCGTCTGGAGCATCAATGATATTGTGCACACTTCCTGGTGTCAAGTTTCCAAACACTTTACCATTTGCAGAACAATGTGTCACTTTTACTTTTGTATGCTTTGGGGCATTAGGGCAACGGGCCTGTTTGTTTCCATAACGGTCTGGAACCTCGATTACGCCCATAGAGTAGGACTTTCCCTCAATACCACAGTTTTTACATCTGTAGTGGTCATAAAGTCCTTTTCGATCTTTCTTGGTCACAAGGTTTGTTTTTTCCCATTTGTGACCTCCTTCAAACATTAACTTCTCGTACATACTATTCTTTGTTTTTATCGTTAAACATTCTCATGCCAAATGGCCAGTCCTAACTCCTTTGCTCGTGACAGTTCCTTTTTTGCGCCGGGGCTGTCAATCCAGTCCGTCAACATGTAGATGGCATCGCACCAGGCTAATTCTGCCAGGTCGAGCTTCATTATCTCCGTATAGAAGTCTGTGCCATTCTCTCTGGCCAGTTCCTCGGCACGCTCACCAAGCCCGCTTGTCGTGGGGTTGAACACCTCGAAATCCCATCCCTTCAGATAAGCCTCAGCCTTGGCAAACTTCTCGCGAGTGGCATCACTCAATACCTCCTCGCCAATTTTCCCGCTGATATATACTCTCATAATCAATACTTTTTTAGTAGTTTGCCATCCTTATAGCACCTTTCGCCGATTGCTCTCGAGCCGTCGATGCCGTAGCCGCAGCCCTCTGGATAGTTGCAACCGGGCTCTTTCCAACAGTACTCACATTTCATACAATCGCGCCTCATGGCTCTACCTCCTTTCCTCTCCAGTGCACAGTCACCTCTGCACTCACCACCTTATTCCCACCGCACACCGGGCAAACCACCTTCATCCAGCCATCACTCGACGGGGCACCGTCGCGTTCACAACCCCAGTACCACCCGTTGCCGTTGCACTCAGGACACGTAAACCCCGATACCGTGAATTTCTCCGGCCTCGCCTCCCTGAACACAGCTGGAGGCGTTAACTCAATTATTTGTCTTGTTCTGCTCATATTGTATCTTTGTTCTTAAAATAGTTCCAGTTGTAAGCAAGACAATGCTGCCTTCTTTAATTGTGGTAACAACATCTTTTCACTGCTATCCCAAGTTATTTTCTCTAATCCCTTAATAATATGAACCAATTCTGAATGTCTGGCTTGCCTTTCTGTATCAAATTGCTTTCCGTAAATACTACAGCCGCAAAAACAGCCACCTGACGGGTATGTGTATTCGTGACCCGCTACCCATTTCTTGTTAGGCAGCTGGAAAGTTAATATAGCACACCATACTTCCTTAGTCCTTACAATCTCATACCTCTTACAGAACTTGGCACGACAATAGTTGTCTTTTATCCAACCGCTGTCATCGAAAGTCATTGCCTGCTCATGAGAGTAGCCACATTTGATAAGCTGCTCGTATCTACAGGCATTTTCGACAGCTTTATGCTCATTTCCAAACGAGGAAAACCATTCGCTTTCCTTGCCTGACTCATAGCGTTTCCACATCTTTTCACGCTCTTTCCAATAATTATAGCCAATCATACTATCATTTCGTTTATTGCCCGCGATGAGAGCGCGGACACTCTATTGTTTTACGATGTTCACTTTCTCGGCTGCTTGCAGCCACTTGATAATTCTCGCCGCATAAAGCGGGTCTGTAAGCTCTACCACCCGGCAGCCATTCGTCTTGGCCTTGCGGATGCGAAGGTCGCACTCACTGTGCAGAAGCCAGTCCTCGACTATCATGCTCAGCCTCCCTTTCTTCACTAATATCTGATACTTATCCATGCTTTTGTCTCCTATGCTGCAACATCGTTGCAGCCCTAACTGATGTAGAATTGAACATTAAACCGATATTCCCTCCGCAGTCTCTTTGCTTGGATAATCGCGTCCGGGTCACTGCCGTATGGCAGTTCTATCGTCCGGGCCTTTGTATTGACCACCACGCCCTTCTTACGCAACTTATACAAGATATTACTGCGCCGCTTGCTCGTTGCGGTGTAACTCTTAGCCATCACCCGACACCTCCTTTCCATCGCCCGGCTCCCCAAGGGCGTACTTGATGGCTCCCTCCTCCCAAATGATGAAAGGAACGCCTGGTCTGTCCATGAAACGACTCTTGCAACTGGCCTTGAAACCCTCCACAAAGATCTTGATGTCAGCATCATACTCAACCTTCTTGGCCGCACGGCCCTCCGGCCTCGATCCCTCCGCATGGCTGATGAAGATAAAGAGTTTACTGGGATGCTCCTCCTTCAGCTGCTTGTAGCCCGCATAACTCAGCCCGCTATACTGGAAGGAGTCCACAATCACCACAGAAGGGCTTTTCTTGCGCTTCAGACGCTCCGAAAGCACGTTCATGGGTTCTCTATCAAGAATGACAAATCGACGCGCCACGTCGGCCATTCCGTGCCTCCTGAGAGACTTCTGGACACTCAGCCCGGTACTCTCCTCCAGACTGTCATAAAGCACCTTCTCAAACTTGCACAGATACTTGGCCAGCTGCATCACAAAAGAGGTCTTGCCGTTGCCGCTGTGACCCCAAACGAGCCATGTGCCGCTCTTGGCCGGTCGTCCCAATGAAGCCTCCCACGCTCCCGTGAAGGGAAACGAGGGAATCTTCATCGCAAGTACCTCCGTCGGACTATATGCTCTCCTTAATTTCATACTTCTGCCTCCTGTCCTCTATGCTGCGATATTATCGCAGCTCCACCTTCTTTAGCTTCTCAATCTCGGTATAGACTCGGCGAAGGCCACCGCCGCTGCCGTGGACTATCTGCATCACGTCGGCACCTTTCGGGGCGTTCACCTTCGCCACAATGGCGGCCTGTGCCTTCAGGAACTTCGAGCGTTCCTTCTCGTCCTCCGGCGTGACCCGGCTGTAAGTGTCACCGAACCGGCTCAGCATCTCGGCATAGCCCACCTTCATGCCCTCCACGTTGCGGGCTATCTTGGCCCTCAGACCGTCGGCTCCCATCATATACCAGCCGCAGCAACGCTCCGTGGCGTTCCACAGGGCTTTCAGTTCCAGGAAAGCCTCATATTGCAGGTCGCCAGCCTCGTCGAGCACCACCAACGGAGTGTCGAGGGTCTTCATATATGCCACCAGGTCTTCGTACACGTCATAGTAACTGCCGATGCTCGTCACACCGAACTCCTTGGCTATCTTCCTCACCAGCTTGCGCTTCGTCTTGACCTGCGAGCAGTCAATATAAATGGCGTTCTTGTGGGCCTTCACGTAAGCCCGCGCAGTAAAGGTCTTCCCGATGTTGGGAATGTCGCACAGGATGGCACTCACACCGCTCTCCTGGCACAAGCCCAACTGTGCCATGATGAAACGGAATGTCGGGGTCTCGGCGGCCTTCCACTCCATTTCCTCGCGCAGCACCACGCCAAGCCGACGGGCTATGCCCACCCAACCGGCATCGCTCACCTGACGGTCGTAGTTGCCTTTTTTGATGGCGTTATACACTGAGGGCGATATGCCCAGGGCCACAGCGTGCTTGTTGTCGCTGGGGTAGTTCTCGCGGTCGGCAGCAACAGCAGCCGCAATCCGCTCCTTAATCTCCTTGCTGATTTCCATATTCTAATGCTTTTTGAATAATGTTCTAATCTTCTTCTGTTGAGCGCGATGACATCGCGTATCTCTCTACATACTTGCCACGCCAGCCGCCGCATAGCGGTCAGCGTCCATATACTCCGAAAAGTCCTCCTCGTCGGGTAGAGTGCCCTGCGGTTTTGCCGCAGGGATGGCTATTGCTGCAGCCGCCTCAATGGCCTCCTTTTCCTCCTGTCTGATAACCACCACAGGCTGAATCTTACCGTCCTTCATCATCTTGTCAAACTGGCTCACATACTTGGCTTGCTCCACGTAAGCCGCCTTATCGGCCTCCGTCTGCTCTGCCGTGGCCTCATTGTACTTCGCCACCGGCTTGCACACACAGATGAACTCGTCGCCCTGCCAAAGATAAACCTCCTTCGGCTTTAGTGTGCCCTGCGGTTTTGCCGCAGGGTCATCCTCGGGCAGCCAGTACGCATCCACCTTCAGGTTCCTCGGCTCCAGCTTTTCTATCACCTTTGGATCCGGCAGCTGGTACTGCTCATACTGAACGGTCACATACATATTCTGCCTAATCGTGGTCGAGGTCTTCTCGCCGATGTAGCGGTACAGGTAACTCTTATCCCACGGACGCAACTCCGGGTTCTGCCTTGCACACAGTACGTCCCAACGGGTCATGCCGGGGTACATCTTCTGGTTGGGATGCAGCTCATGGTTGTACTCCTCAATGGCCCTGATGTCATCGGCAACCAGTTCCTCGTAGGTGTAGCTCTTTTCCTTGTAGGTGTTGTTCAGTTCGTCATACACCTTATCCACCTTCGGACGGTTGGCCTCCAGCTTGGAATACCAACGGCCAATACCCACCTGTAGTTTCTTCTCGGTGCCGTACTTCTTCGCACGGTTGAAGTGTTCGGCGCGTTTCTCACGAGAGTTGCCGGGGTT